GTATTACCTTGAATACCTTGAATACCTTGATCGCCTTTAATTTGACCTACATCAGTAAATCCACTTCCAGTCCAAACTTGTAAATGACCATTATCTTCTTCGATAATACCATTACCAACAACTAGACCGCTAGTATTGTAAGCAGCCAAAGCGGCAGCATCAGCAACACTATCAACAATAGTTACACTAGTACCATTTGCACCTGTTGGTCCCATTGGTCCAGTGTCGCCTTGTGGTCCTGTATCACCAGTAGCTCCAGTAGCTCCCATTGGGCCAGTGTCGCCTTGTGGTCCTGTATCGCCAGTAGCTCCCATTGGTCCTGTAGCACCTGTAGCTCCCATTGGTCCTGTAGCTCCAGTAGCTCCCATTGGGCCAGTGTCGCCTTGAATGCCTTGTGGTCCTTGTGGTCCTGTATCACCTTGGCTTCCTGTTGCGCCGGTAACACCCATATCACCTTGAGCACCTGTAGCACCAGTAGCTCCAGTTGCACCTGTAGCACCTACTAAACCTGTTGCTGTACTAACAGTTGTACCATCACTGAATTGAATACCACCAGAAGTGATAATTTGTTGTTCAAATGTCCAACCACTTGGAGCAACTTGTGCTGTAATAATGTTATTATTGTAAACTTGTAAGTTACCATCAGTATTACTGAATAAACCAGTATCATATCCACCATCATTTTGGAAGCTAAAACCTACGCTATCACCAGGCGCTCCTTCTTGAGCTAATACTTGATTGGCTAGAATTCTTCCAGCATTTGGATTAATTTCAACTGAAGAATTTTTAGATAATCCATCATCTTGATTAAAGACTATTGGAAAATTTCCATTGTAAGTTGAATTTGTTGGATTTGGATTAACAGCACTAGTATCAATAGTAAGTGTGTTATTTTCTGGATTAACAGTAACAGAAGCACCACCGGTACCTGTTACATTAAGTGATCCGTTAAGATCAATAGAGGCTGTATTTGTGCCATCATTAACGCTAATTGTAGCGTCGCGTAAGTTTGTAAAATTATTATCACCTTCTGTAGTAGTTAAAGGACTACCTTTCCCACCACGGGTAATAATATATGGTTTTGTTGTCATTGTTTTCGCTCCTAGGAATGTGTATGACTACACTTTTGTTTTGATATCAAAAGAGGGTTACCCCACCATGAGGCACCCTCTAGATATTTAATTAGGCTAATGCTACAGTTAAATTACCAGAAGTAATTTGGAATGTATCGCCTGTGTCGATTTCTTTAGCAGTTGTTACAGCACCAAAGAATAATACATTACCACTAGTTGCGGCGTCCATAATAGCCACATGAGTAATTGAACCCCATGTAGATGTTGCTGTTGAAAAAGTAACAGTTGCATTGGTAGCTGAACTTGTTGTTGCTCCAGAACCTGAACCAGTTGTTGATGCACTGGCAAATGTTACAGTCTGACGACTATAAGCTGTTCCACTTGTTGGAACTTCATCTGTTAATGTACCATTTTGTAGGTTAGCTAATGCATTACCTGATGTGTTGTTGAATAAAGCTACATAGCGGGTTGTTGGTGCTGTGTAACCGGTAGTTGTTAGTACATGATTAAGTACTTTACCTTCTAAATATGAACTTGCGGCTGACATAATATCTCCTTAAGGTGTTTTGTGATCTGCAGATCTCGCACTTCTATTTATTGATAAACCTTAGAAAACCCCAAAAAACCCTAGAAAAAGTTTATCAAAATTTATAATCAGTAAATATCTTCATGGATAAAGAAAAATTAAAAGAATTTCTCAATGAAGTTGGGGTTGTAAAAGAACTAAGACCTGTTTGTAAAGGTGAGCGCCCTGCCGATAGTGTTACCGAAGTTGTTTATAAAGGTAAAAGAATTACTGTTAGCAGAGAAGAAAATGAAACATTGGGCTTTGCACTACAAAAATTAAAGAAGGTCAAGCGTGAATGTACAATGGGTTGTGGTAAAATGGTAGAGAATCAAGTTGTTGAAAGACGCATGGCCTTTACTCCGGAACCACATTGGCGAACTCGTTGTAGTAATTGTTCTAAATTTTTACACCCAGATGGAATAACCTTAATTGAAGGAGCACACCTAGTTCAAGCCGCTTTTTTAACATATTTTAAGAAGAAAATATAAATAAATGTGTTAGAGAGATTATTACTATGTGATTCAAGGTTGCATAGGTTCCTAACAGGCTACAGCCATTGCCTGATTTCTCTGTATTCTCTCTGACATTTACAAATTCTCCAATTTGGAATACCCACTGTAAAAGGTGGGTATTTTTTTTACCATTTATTTTGTGGACAATGTGCGTTGGGTATTAGAACCTTGGCATACATAAAACAACCACACAAATTGCATTGTCTAGTAAATTTTATATAATTTGGACAAGATTCACACATAGCTAATCGTTCTTTAGCTTGATCATTTTCAATTATAGATTTCAATTGCCTTATGGGGTTCATTGTCCAGGAGTTCCGCCTGCTGGAATTTCACTACCAGCATCATCTACAATACCAGGCCAGTTTGGTCTATTTGCAGTCCAACTTGTAGCACCTGTATCGAATCCAATATAAGTTTGAATTGATTGTACATTCCAACCACTTAAATCTTGATTAAAACTTACACAACCATTAAACATATTATCGGCACCAACTCCATACATTAAGCCATCCCAATTACTACTATCTTGTAATGAATTATTACAATGCAATAATAATACTGTTGCAGGATCTGAAGAATATGCACTACCAGGGACACTAAATGAATTAGTATTATTAGTATTGGTTATAGAATTGTATCCACCAGGATTAATTGCTTTACTATAGAAATGTACATTAGAACTACTTCCATATGTAATAGTCTGTGTTAAATTTACCGGATTGCCAGAAGCATTGAATAGAGTAATTGTATATGTTTGATAGTTATAAGGACCTTCAGTGGTATAAAACATTGAACTTACACTACCTATATAAGTTTGTGTAGTTGAAGGTAATCCAGTTCCAAAGATAATATCTCCTTGACTAATAGTAATTGTAGAATCAAATGGCAAATATACATTCATTTGATGTGCGCCACTAGTTCCAGAAACTTGATTTACTAAATGAAGATATTGGTTATTAGAAGTATTATCATAAATGGATACTGGAATTTGATTAAAGAAACCAATGTTTAAAGGCATATTAAATGTATTAGTCTGAAGATCTTGAGCAGTAAATGTAACAGTTCCACTGGTTTGAGATATTATTGCGCCTACATATATTCCGGCTGGCAAAACTGGACTATAAACATATTGTCCAGAATTAATACTAATATTAAGAGGTCCAGAAGCTGCCTCTATAATAACTGTACTTGATCCTGAAGTTGTACTTACATAGATAGTTTGTGCAAATGGATTATTTGGAGTACCTTGTTCAAGACTATATCTTGAAACATCGGAAATTCTAAATTCTTCAAGATAACAACCTGCATTTACAGTTACCATACAATTAACATCTTTAATATAAGATAAAATTGTTGGATTACCTTGACTTGTTATACTAGCATTTGGATTAACTGTTACTAATTCATCTATATAATATTGTTGTACACCATCGACAAAGAAATACAAATATCCTTCATACATTTGTAAGGCAATGTGATGCCATTGACCACCTCTTAATATAATTAAAGGTAATCCTGTATATCCTGCTGGTATTAATTGAATGCTAGTATTAGTACATGTTATATGAGTAGCATATTCGCTACCGGTATCTGCATTTGATAATTCGATATCTAAACTACCACTACCACTAGGTAATAACCAAAATTCTAATGTTGCACCTGCGGCGATTGATCCAAATGGAATTGGTTCAGTAGTAAATGTTCCACTGGCCAAACTATTTCCACTGAAATTACTATAAGCAGAATATGTTAAATTAGAAGATGAAATTATATTAGTTCCATTTTTACTAAACCAACTTTTAATATTTGGATCATTAAATGCAACACATCCTTGGAACATGCTATCAAATACTCCACTATTGGTATTTGGGAAATATTTTGGAACACTGGTTAATTGAGTATGATTTGCCAATAAGTTGTAGAATCCAAAATTAATTGGATCCCATATACCCCAATCATAAACTTTGGTTACAATACCTGTAGTGGTATTACCAAGGGTATAAGTTGGGAATACAATTCCAGAAATTACAGCCGCATTAACTGTAATCACATATAATCCACTAGATGAATAGGTATGTGTTAAACTGGTATTAATAGTTCCATCACCCCAATTAATACTATATCCATTACTAATATAACCTTCTACAGTAGCATGGAATAAACTATCTCCATTTGCATTAAGTGAACTTGATCCCCAATTACTTACATTGGTAGCATAGGTAGTTAGACCAATTGTTGCTGTGAAATTATTAACAGGAACATTTATTTGGAAACTTAAATTATTCATCTTGGCAGTTAATGTTGAACTACTGGTTAAATTAGCAGAAGCAATAGTATCTCTACCACCTAAACATATAAATCTAAAACTAGATACCATATTAACATATCCATGGTATTTTTGTGGATTAGCTGTTAGAGTAAAACTACTGGTTAAATTAGCAGATAAGTCATTGAATGCGGGTTCACCAACAGTAGTAATTGCCTGTCCTGGTAAACCAATGATTGCATTACCTAAAGGAAAACTATCAGATACTAGACCATAAGTTGCTGTAATATAATAAGTTGTTCCCGGCAATAAAAGACCTGCAACAAAATATGTTGTAGTATCATTGGTAACTGTTGTTGTACTTAAACGACCTGTAGCACCACTAATGACTCCCTTTAAGGTTCCTGCACCATTGTAAATATAAAGATTACCTGTATATGGATAAACAGTTCTATTCCAAACAATTGAAATATATTCGTTATTGGTCACACTGATACTAGACAATGAAGGACCATAATCTGTTGTAAATGTAAAGGTCTGTTGTGCATTAGGATTTCCACCTACATCCACTACAAAATTAGCATTCATAACAATGGAATAGGTAGTATTTGGTTGCCAATTAATACCTTTTGAACCTAAGAAGATACCAATATTATTAGATCGATTTAAGGTAAGTGTTGATATAGATTGCAATGTTAATGCATCTAAGGTTATCGTGGCCGTAGCAGTACTTAATGCACAGGTAATAGTTGATGTTGATGTTAAATTGCTTTTACAAACTTTAATGGCCATGATTATCCTTCCTGTTGACTAATTTCTGGATCACTACCATAGAAGGTTGCAAGTAAATTATTATTGTTATCATAGATAAGAATAGTACCTGTTGGATTAATTGTAAACAATCTATCTCCAGGAATTTCTATACCATTTTGTGTAAATGATTTATTGAGATCTAAAGCTAGAGCCATTGTCCACCGTCCATGTTATTGTTGTTTGATCTGTTATTGCTGAATTGCCAGCACTATTACAAGCATTGCGAATACAATTTGCTGTAATGTTTATCCAATAAGTTGTTCCTTGTACCATATCTTGAGTTGGATTTAACCACAAGGTATTTCCATCTATCCAAAATAAATCACCTATCTTATTGGTTGCAAAATTAGAGGTAATATCAAATGTTTGGAATACAATTAATCCTGCGCCACTATAAATTTTTATAGTTCCAGATGTACCAAATACAATTGGTTGATTAAACATAATACCAATATTTGATTCAGGATCTACTCGTGTGTTATCTGGACTTAGTTTAACTTGTCCTGCATATATTCCTGGAGGTTGTCCTGCTGGATTAATTGCATAATAACTGTACAAATAAGTTTTTAATTGTTGGAATACTACAGGTGGACAAGTTACCACCGCTTGATTTGGAGTAGGTGTTGGAGGAATTACATCCTGTGGATTTGCAGTATGGAAATTCCAACTGTAAGGATCTTTAATTGCTGGACTAAAACAAGTTCCATCTGTTGCAACATTTAGATCCATTAGAATATAATAGTCAACCCCAATGGCTACTGAACCAAATGCAAGATTAATTTGTGTACCATTGGTAATTGTAATTGCACTTCCACTAATAGTATTAACTAATGTGCCATCTGATTTGTAAAGATAAGCCTTGCCTGTACCAACTGTTAAACTAGCACCGGTTGGACTAGTTGCACTAATCCAATAATTTCCATTATTAGGAGCACGGTCACCACTGGTATTTTGTTCTGGATTTTCATGAATACTTCTATCAGCAGGATATTTTGTACCATAAGTTAAGGTACAGGTTGTTATTAATGCATCTACCACACTTGGATCTAGACTAACAACACCACCGCTACTAATATCGATACCACTACCAGGAACAGTTGTAACTCCACCTGTAAATTGTTTTGCGGCATTGGCAGTAATTGCACTAACTTGATTATTGCTTAATCCAAATAAACTACCTAGACTACTTAGGCTAGTTCCTAATAATTGATTAGCACCCCAAGCGGCTAAAATACCTAAACCTAATCCGGCTAATGCTTGTTGGCCATTACTTCCTGTTACTGGAGTTGTGTATGGTAATACGGTTGGCGCTTGCAAATAGGTAAATTGTAATCCTACACTTGCAGGACTTAATGCACTGGTACCTTGTGTATTGGCACCACGAACTTTGAAATACCAAGTTCCACTATAAGCTTCAATGGTTGTAAAACTAGTAGTTGAACCAGTAACAAAAGGTCCGCTGTTAGTTGCACGAGTAGTACCTTGAAACACATAGTTTGTTCCATCACTACTACCCCAGAATTGCATTTCAGTAACAACACCAGCAGGCACTGTTGCAGTAATTGTAATTCCTGGTTGACTACTGACCTGTGTTCCCACAACTGTAGGAGCAATAGGTGTTTGAATAGCACCAAGTGTTGGATTATTAGTAGTTCCTAATAAAGGTGTAAATTGTGCAATACTATCTACAGCATAAACATCTGGACTATAACTTAATCCTGTTACTTCAATGGTTAATTCACCTTTTTCATCTTCATTTTTAACCAGTTTAATAACTTGAAATTGACGATTGGTAAATCCATAAGTTGCATTGGTAAGACCAAATACATCACCTATTTGTAAATTGTAACTAGAGAAATCTGTTTTGAATGTAACAACTAGATCTTCACGAGCCTGTCGCAATAAAATATTAGCTAGAATGGCCGCTTGTACTTGATTGTTAACAAAATCATGTTGAACTTTAAGTACATTGTTAAGAGGTTCATTATAATCTCTATCCGCACTTGGAAGATCAATGCGAAGATAATTAGTCTGATCTCTTAGATATGCATATGGGAATTGTACTTCAACAGCATTATAATAACTATCCAACGCTGTACCCACAGCATTAACTTGACCAATAATATTATGATCACTGAATGTAAATGTCTGACTAATAACTTGTTGTATTAATACACTCCATTTACCACTTGAAATATCATAGGTAATATAACTAGCCGCAGTTGATGCAAGCAAATCCATATTATCCAATACTTTTCTGCTGGTATCCAACAGACCATTAATTGCATATCTTTGTTGTGCTGGATAAGTGGTATAAGTTACTGATTGAGCACTATAAGTATTCAATGCTGTAAAACTACTAGTATTGATTAAACTAGGATCAATGCTTGCTCCATAAAGATCATTGGTCATATAATCATACAAACAATCTCCAGGCAAACTCATGCTATTAACCACATGGAATTTCAAGTTAGGAATTGAATGTTGACCTTTATTTGGATCATAGTTTAATTTAACCACGGCAAATATGGTATTTTCACACATATAGGTATTATTCCATCCGGGCATAACACTATAGGCCGCTGGAGGAACTGTACCTGTAATTGGAGTGCTAGTTCCAGGCTGACATGGTAACATAGGACTACTACTATTACCTTGATATAAATTAATACTGATTAATCCATTAGGATTTTCAGGAGTAATACCAGGATTGGTATCAACAACACCTGTATCATCAGTTACATAACTTACTGTAGTACCATTGGATGCAAATGTAATAACTTTATTATCAAGATAGATATTATCAATAATAATACTACTAGCACCACCTGTTGATAATAAATTACCTGTAGTTTCGCAAAGAACAATTACAGCATATAAACTTAAATTATTGTTGGTTAATTGTACATCAATAAGTGTACCATTAAAATAACTAGCACCATAAGCAACAGGAATTTTATTTTCTGTACTTGGTGGAACTTGAATACGATTATCTGGAACTGTTGTTGCGGGATTTTTATTAGTAAGTCCACTGATCCAACGCATTAATCCAAATGCCGCGGCTACACGAACTAAACTTCCAACAAGAGAAGAGCCTTCGGCCCAACTGAACATGTCTCCTATAGCGCCTAACCATCCGTCCATATATTATCCTTTAATCTTAACTTGCAATAATTTGTCCGGTTGTTGGACTAATTGTTGATACTGGTGAAATTCCACCGAAATCCCAAACAGCATCTGTTAATTGTGCAACACGATTCATGGCATTATCGCCAGGGAACCAATAATTTTGATCTGCTTGATTTGTTCTACGACCTGCTTCTTGTTTGCTTAATACACTCAAGATACTAGCACAGGTTAAATTAATTGTGCTGGTTACACTTTGTGAACTATAATCAGTCCATTTTTCATCAACACTAAAATTACTAACAACTCCAACAAATTCTAATACAGGATTGCCTGTAATGTTTAAGAAATTACCATTAACATCAAAAAATGCACGACGAATTTCTACTGGAGCTGCCTTAATTGGATTGGCCACAATATCTGCCATGTATTGTTGAGGAATTCCACTAAGACTAATAGTTACATCAGCCTGACTTGATTTAAGTTCATTGGTTAATTGTGTAACACCCAATAAGGTACCTACAGCTGAATAACTGTAAGTATTACCATCACTTTCAGTAATACTAAATGGAGTACTATGATTGGTCACACGCACAATAGTTTGACCTCCATTTTGTGTAAAGGTCATTTTAACAAATATTGCTTGTTGTAGGCCAACATAACTGGTTAAATTTAAGGCAGTGGTCATGGTGTTGGTAAACTCTCTACAAAGATAAATGGTTTGGTCCAGGTAATAATTCCACCAGGATTAATTTTATAATCAGGTAATTGTGTGCAAATAACATAAAATTGTACACTATTACCGGTTAAAAGGCCATAAGTTCCACTGGCTTCTAATACAGGTCGATTTAATACTACATTTGTACCAGTAACTGTACCGAATACACTATAAACACGAGGCTGACCATTTAATTGAATAACATCTCCGCTTACTAGTTTATTGCCAGTACCGCCACTAACTGTTGCAAGATTAGAACCTTGTGTAACAGTAATGCCAGTTGGAGGTGTTGTTCCTTGATATGGAAATAAATTCAAATGACTAAAATTAACATAAGCAGGTGTATATCTATCAAAATTATCAATAGTTTCTATATAACCTCTAATGGAAGGATCATTGTATCTTAGACCAGATGGAGGAGTTACTGTAAAGCGCCAAATAATGCCACCACGACTAACAGCACGAACTGTTTGGTCACGGGCCATTGTTGAAGCAACAATACCTCTTTTATTAATCTGTACATCTTCTGCGTTATCTATAATCCATTGAAAGCTCATCGTAAATTCCCTCCTGCACCAGGTACCATATTTTGTCCTCTAACAGTTACCGCATAGATAAAACTAGGATCAGCGGCAACCATTTGTTGAAAACTACGAGCATCTGTTGCATTAATATTGTAAGTCACATTGGTTGAACTACTTGGATTTTGTCCACCACTGGCAATAGCATTGTGTGGAGTAACTGTCATTCCGGCAGCTCCACTAATAATTTCTGGGCCTTGTTCACCAACCATTACAGGACCATTGGTTGCAATAGTTCCGCCATCTGCAAAACCTAGAATTGAACCTAGTCCACTTAATATGTTTGAACCGCCGCCACCTGTTGTAACTGAACCTGTAAACAAATTGGCAAATAATTGTTTGATTTGGCTTTTGAGAATGTCTTCGGCAATATTTTGTAGTAGTGTATCGAAACTTAATTTACCTGTTTTGGCAAAGTTTACAATGGCATCTTCCATGCCTGTTGTTGCATCATCGAATAGTTTTTTGGCTTCAGTAGAACCATTGCGAGCATCTTCAACATATTGATTAATGGATTTTTGCCAAGCATTACTCCAACTTTCACTTTGTTTAATACTTGCATCCATAGCATCTTTTTGATCTTGTGCAAGTTTGGTAATGTCTTTACTATATTGTTGAAATTGAGGATCTGCACTAACAGGATTATTTGAACCAATTTCTTTTTGGCGCAAGTCAGCATAGGCTTTAATTTGAGCATCACGCCATTTATTAATACCATCAATCTTAATTTGATTGGCAGTCATGGTTGCTTGATTGCCTTCTCTTTCAAGTCCTTGAATAATAGTTAAACTATCTTGGTAGGATTTTTGATAAGCTAATCTTTCACTTTCCAAATCTTTGGCTGCAACCAATAATGAATTTTGTTCTTTCATTACTGAATAACGAGCATTTTCCTGTTGAACCATCTGAGATAATTGAGCAATTTGGCTATTGTTATCTTTATTACGATTTCCTCGTTGTTCAGCATCTAATTTGGCAATATCACCTGAATATTTGGCTAAGATTTCAAAGTGTCTAGTGTCTGCATCAAATTCAGCTAATTTGGCAGCTCTAACTTGATCACTAGCTCCTACTAATCCAATTTCTAATGTTAATCTATCTCTTGCTCTTTGATTGGTTAATTCCATTAAAGCAAATTGATTTTTAAGATTTTGTACAGCACCTGCATTAGGATCAACAGTTGCTCCGGAGACTAATGGAGTATTATTGGCAGCTTTATTTTTGGCAACAGCATCTGTATTACCTGTAATCATACCTGTAAGTCTTTGCCATGCATCACCGATTGGAGCTAGATCTTTTCCTAATTCTGAATAACCTTCAGCAAATGATTTAACTTTTCCTGTTAATACTTCATAAGCAACTACTAGGCTAAGTCCTACAGCAACACCTGCGGCCATTGCGGCCACTATGGCAACAATCTCTCCTGCGGCGATTCCAGTGGCAACAGCCAATGCATCAAATGCTAAAGTTATGCCTTGTACTACCTTGACAATACCTAAAGTGGCCAATGCTCCGAATGTTACTAATAATGCACCTGCGGCAATTTGTGCTCCGCCGATCATATCTGCTAGTTTAATAAATTCAGCAACCAATTGAATAATAGGACCAAGGAATGCTAAAATTGCATTCTTAACATCGCCCATAAATTTACCCAAGGCAGCATAGGCTTCTTGTGCTGATATTGCACCTTGTGCGGCTGCTCCCATTGAATTTTTATTATTTTCCAATTGAGAGTTTAATTCTCTAAAGTCTGTACCTTTCATAGTACGACCTAATAGTTCATAGGCAATCTGTGCTCGTTTAGCAGGAGATTCCATACCAGCTAGACCAGCAATAACCGCACGATAAACTTCTTCAGGATTCTTAGTTTTAAGATCCTGCATACTAATACCTAGAGCTTGAAAATCACTTCTTAGTTTTAAGTTACCTTCATTGGCATTTTCAGCGGCTTTTTCAAGAAAACCTAATGATGTTGCAAGGTTGCTAGTATCTTTACCTACAGTTAATAATGCTCTTTGCATTTCTAACATACCTTCTACAGATATGTTAGTTGAATCAGCTAATCGAGTTAAGGCAGCTCCACCTTCTATGGTATTTTCAATAAATTTTGCTAGACCTAATGCTGTAACAGCAGTACCTAGTTCATTAAAAGCTTCTTTTAATGAACTAGAACCTTTTTGCATATTGGTCATTGAGGCTTGTACACTATCGCCAGCGGCTTTTACCTTGGCGGCAAAATCATTTAACGATTTAACAGCATCGTCTAAATTCTTTTGAAAGGTTGCGGTATCAATTGTTAACGATACACTTAGGTCATTTGGTCCGGCCATGTTATAATCCTATATTTTTCATTCTTTGAATAATTAATTGCTTGGCAAGTTCAATAGTGCTTTTGCTCATGCCATCTGGAGCTTGTACACTACCACGCATTTGTCCATCACGGAATCCACGACCAGCATCTAGTACAGCCGCATATTGGTAATCGGCACGAATTGTACGACCTTGTAATTGTGTATTAGCTTTGGCATTGCCACCAACACGCTTGCCTTTGGTAGGACCTACAGGAGTATGATTATAGAAATTCTGATAAAGCTGGGGCATCACCTGGTCGATAGCCTGATTCAATTGACTTAACTTGACTGTTAAGTTAGGTATACCATTAACTTGCATTCCCACCAGCGAATCTCCTTGCTCTTTCAACCATACGCAACATTTCTGCTTCGTTTGGCTTTTTAGCACCAACAGCCTTACCTTCCGATAAATCTTGCTGATACTTTCTATACTTGGTTGCAACATCCATGACAAATAAATCAAAGGTATCTGCAACTTCAAGTGCCTGACTGGGTAAACAGTGATATCTTGTTGCTAGGTTATCTATTGTTAACACTAGCATAATATCTTTTTCATTCCAGTCAGGATCCTCGCCTACTACTTTCCCAAGGTTGCAACAATCTTAGTAATTGCTCTCATTAATACAGGTCCAGGAATACTAACTTCATCAGTAATGATTTCAGCACCAGTTTCATCAAGAATCATCTTGCGTACAAGTTCTAACATGGCTTCATTGTCTGTGCCTTGTGTGCTGGCCAGTTTCATGAATGTTTGAATCGGTTGACGATCATATGTATAGAACTCTAATGGTTCATTATAGGTGGCAATAGTATCCTCATCATCGAGGATTAATTGTATTAGTTGGGGTTTTGCGGCTAGGTCTTTTAATTTCATCTTTCAATCTCCTGTCTATTAATCAGTTTGTTTACAATCAATAAAATAAAACTTAATCTATTGGTTGCTTTTTCTAAATCTCGTCTTGCACAACGAATTTCATTTTGTGCTTTAGCAATCTCTGGTAGCATAGCATCCAGTAAATCACTGTCCCTTTTGTTATCTAAGAGGTCCATATATCTTCTTCCTTTGTATTTAACCGTCAAAACAAAATAAGGGCATGAAATGCCCTTATTGTGCTTTCTAATTTAATATTAGCTTGCTGAGAAGATGTATTCACCAGTAACAATAATGTTAATTGGTGTTACCCAGACTGGAGCTGTAGCAGTAATGCTTGGCTCTAGACCAGTAATATATCCTTGTCCGCGAACAATAATATTTTCTGTAGCGGCATCACCTGTTGTACCAGTAGCAGGACTACCTACGCTTTGAAAGTGAATTTCAAAAGCTAGTTTAGTCTTGTACTTAGACAAGTAGGCTAGACCTAAGTTTGTTGCTGTATCGCTAGCACCAGATCCGCCCATTACGCCTGTTGAGCCACCTGCACCAAAGAATGTCACTGGATCTACTACTAGATTCATTGTGATTTCGTTAGTTGCAGTTGTTGGAACTTGATACTTAGCTGTACTATCTAACTGACTCCATGAATGGATGTCGTTAGCATTCTTCATTTTTACATCCATCAATGCTGGGATGGTTAAAGCCGCAGAGCCTAAGCTGATCGCTGTTGGAACTCCGCCACTTAATGTAATGGTACTGGCATCAGCACGGTCGATTTTAACGACAATCTGTGTTACCGAGTTACCTGGTTGTGGGTTAATGTATGACATTATTTTTTCCTTTTTATTGTGGTATTAATTTTACAAAGTGGAACAAGAATTCAGTAACTAATGCATCCTCTACAAAATGAGTTTGGACAGTTACTAAGCGTTGGATAACGCCTTGAACATTAAGTTCAGGAGTAAGTCTTGCATCCTTTATAGTTTGGACAATAGTTTCATAATTCGGTAACACCTGCTTGGCATCAGTTACGAGGAACGCACGGATATTTGTATGTTCTTGTGTTGCGCCACTTCCATCAAGAGCG